AAATATTGAAAACAAGCATACAAAATAGAAAGAAGAATATATTTTAATTTGCGCTGCTTATAATGAAAAAATATACATGCTTCACATAATATAATACATATTTGCACATGTAAAACATAATTACTAGTTTTAGTTAATAATGTAAATAAAGAATATAATGGAAAAAGAAAAAAGATATTGATAATAATATCAAATACATTTTTTGGATAAAACATCATACGATTATATAAATCACCATAGTTCCATCGAAATTTTTGACGAATTAAATGTGTCCAACGTTCTGGTAAATCATCGTAAATAAAAATAGTATGATCTTGGTAAATAGTAATTTGCTGATGCTTTAATTTCAATGTAAGATTTAAATCTTCTGTGATTGTTTCCCATTTATCAATATATTTGTATTCAATAAAATATCCATTATTTAAAGATGCTTCATTGTAAACTGAAAAAAAGTTTCTGTATTCTTTTTCGAGTTTGGAATAATAATGAAATAGATTAAATTTATTGTATGTTTTGGATACATTATGTAAATTCAATGCTTGTATTGAATAATGCTGAAATCGTTTTTTTACTTTTTCAAAACAATGTACACTAATTGTAGAATCACCATTAATGACACCAATATGTGTTGTATTTTTGCATACATGTTGCAAACCTTTATTTAAAACATCGCATACTAGATGTTGTTTTTCCAATGTAATAATTTTATATTTATATTTTTTTTGATAATTTTGCAATATAGTTAATGAATTATCATTGCTATTATCATTAATAAAAATAATAAAAATATTTTCAAGGTTATTTTCATAAATTGACCTTATTAATTTTTCCAAATTGCGTTCTTCATTATAAACTGGAATTAATATTGTAAATACATTCTTTTTATTATTTTGCTGAACTGGAACTAAATTATGAATAATAGGTGTTTTTTTCAAAAAGCAAACATCAATGGTAAAAAAAACAAAAAATAAGGCAAACAACAAGGCAAAATAATAGTTATAAAATGTAAAATATAATAATAAATGAAAAACAAAGATGTTCATTAAAAAGAATTGTTATTAATTTTATTGAGAAAAAACGTTTAATATAATTTATAATATTAAAACTAATATATAAAGTTATTAATATATTATTTCACATGTATAAAAATAATAAAGATGTGAATGAATATACCGATATGAAAATTTCAAATGAAAAGATAATTAAACTCATTCAAAAAAACAAACCCTTTATAATTTCAAGATTGGGTATTGGTTCTGAAACTTCTGTTTCATATGAATATGAAACAAAAAAACTTCTGATGATAAATGAATATTCAGATCGAGTTACAGGAACATTGTATAATGCTGGTATATATTTTGATAAAAATGATCATAAAATGTTAGAATTATATTGTAGATTATATTCTAAGTCGTTATCTAATAGTGATTTATTAGCATCATTTCAATTAAAATCTATGTATGATAAACAAAATTATTATAGTGAAAAATATAATTTATCAAAAATACATAGTAGAAGTCTCGAACCATTTTATCAAATTCAGGAAAATATAAAACCTTGGACGCATAATTTGCTTGGTAAAAAAGTATTAATTATAAATCCATTCGTAGAATCATTTAAAAAACAACTTGATAGCGGTTTTCAAATTTTCAAAGATAAAGATAAACAAATATTTTTAGATAATCAAGAATTTATTTGGTATAAATCATATCAAACAATTGCTGGTAATCATATACATAAAAATTGGTTTATTACTTTTATAATTATGTGCAGAGATATTTCAAAAATAGATTTTGATATTGCATTATTGGGTTGTGGAGGTTATGGGTTACCATTGTGCGATTATATTAAAACAAAATTAAATAAATCAGCCATTTATATTGGCGGAGGATTACAATTATTATTTGGAGTTATGGGTAAGAGATGGGAAACATGCGAAATGTGGAAAAAAATTATAAAGGAGAACGATTGTAAATTTATAAAACCTTCTAAAGATGAAACATGCAAAAATTTTACTTCAATAGAAGGTGGATGTTATTGGTAAAAACTATTGTATTTTAATATAAATTTCTTTACTATTATTTTGCAAAATACCCATCATATTAGATGACGAAGTAAAAATAGGATTAATTTGGCTTGAATATTTTGAAATAATTTTATATTTATGTTCCGGAATAGCATAATATGAATATGTTTCGTATTTATGTTTTTTATATGTAAAACACGAAAACCAACTTATAAAAGCATTCCATAATGTATAAAATATTTGAACATACCATGGTCTAGTAGAATAAATAGGATCAGAAAAATAATCCATTAAATCATGATGATCTATACATTCATCTTGTAATAAACCTAAACTATTCAAACGTTTTTGTACATTCAGCTTTAAAATACAATAAGGATAATCAAAATAAAAATACGTAATCTCTGGTTTGAAAACGAGATTACAATTATTATATGTTAATACATGATCATAATGTTCACCAATACCAAGTGGACAAAATACTCTATCAATATCATATGTATCGCGTAATTCAGTCATTTTTTGATAAATTAAATCATTGATTGGAAAATTTTTATCGCGAAATATTTGGTCGGGTAAATCCAAGTGTTTCACTAAAATATCAATATGCATATTTAAACTTCGAACTTTGTTTACTGCATCACGATCTTCTATTTTTCTTACTGGCATATTTGCATAATGTGCAAATACACCTGTATAATTATTTGGTACTTCTTTAGTAAATAACGTAGCAATAATGACACTACCATAATGACTAGTTAAAAATGAACACATGGAATATAAAGCATCATCTAAGTGTGGGGATAAAATAAGTGTATACATAAATAGTACATACATTTAATCATTAAGTATTTCACATATACATATTAATATATGGTGTTCATTTAAAAAACGAAAAAAAACATTGTGAAAAGGGGTTCCATCCAAATAAGGAAGTAAATTAATAGTACTAATATTTTCTTGCAAACCGGTTCCTAAAAACTTAACATAAGCTTCTTTAGCTGTCCAAATCTTACAAAAATTTTCAATATTTACACAATATTCTTTCTCTTCACAAGAGAAAAAATCGCAATCAAATGAAGAAATATGTAATTGTTTTGTATTAAGCATATCAATACCAACACGCTTATTTTTATTATAATATAAAACAATGTCATCTTTATGATGTGAAATATTGAATTCATATACATCATTATTAGTATTGTCGATTAAATAAGGTTTGCCATGTTCATAATATAAAACTGAATAATTATCCAAAGACAATCGATTGGCCAAATGTTGTTTTAAACAATAGCTAAGTTTCATCATTCGTTTTGGTTTGTCTAATAACAAAGTGTCATATTTATGTTGTAAATTTGTTGGTAATATAATAGAATTATAAAAACTCTCTTTATAATTGCAAATATTGTCAATAATAAGTATCATATTTGTATTTATGAAAAATTATTAAATAATTTCAATGAAAATTAAACTTTGAAATATTTTATGAAGAGAAATGTTAATAACAAATACCCATTTTTTCCAATAAATCAAAAAAATACCATTTAAGTTTGAAGGCAAAATGAATTAAAAATAATAATATCCAATGATCTCGAAACTTGGAATAAATTTGTATTGTATAAATTAATTCATCAAAATAACGATTAATATATGTATTATTTTTCACATTGTACATCGTAAGGTCAACCAAATATATGTTATTATTTTTAACACATAAATTATTAATTACATAGGGAGTATGGGGCATAAATCGAATATCAAGAATAAGTATTTGTTTTTTCAAAAAAAATATGCGCAGTTTATTAATTTGTGTTTGCCAGTTGTCAGGTAGATTATATAAATTCAATAATTCACCGCAGTTTTCGGTTTCTATTTTTAATTCATAGTGTTCATTTGTATATAATTTGGGAAACAATAATTTCTCTTCGTTAGTTGTAATGTATTGGTAAAATAATAATGTTTTGCAATAAGATTCTTGAGATTTGAATATTTTAATAATTTTCTCTTTATAAAATTCAATATGTTTTATGTCAGAACCAAAATTTAAACGTTTTGGTATTAATATATTCATTATATTCAGCTACTCAATATATATGATACATATTTTCTTTCCAAGTTATTTTTTTATGGGAAGTGATATAGAATTAGCACGAAGAGAAAATAACAATACATTTTATAAAAAATTTAAAAAACATAAATATGATAAATTCACAAAAACAATATTTTTAATGCAAATATTTTGTAAAGAGAAATTCATACCAGATTTAATAGAATATAATGAAAGTAATTTGGAAATAATATCATCTGATTGTGGAAATCTGCTAACTATTAATACTTTACCGAGTAATTGGGAAAATCAGTTATTAAATATAAAAAAAGAATGTATAAAACATCATATTTTATTAAGAGATTGGGGTCCATGGGAAGTAAACCCATTTTTAATTAATAACATAACGATAAAAAATGAAATACTTTACTTTATTGATTTGGGCGATGCTGAATATGGAGATCGTGAAATAATAGAAAAGTATTTTCAGAAAAAAATCAAATCAATAAATCTCATCGTGAAATATAGTTATTTGTATTTATTATTTCATTATCCAAGACGTATATTTATAATGATATTACGAAAATTACAACGACCTTATAATTTGGTGATGTTATTTTTGTTATATCACTATTTTCGAAATAATCAATAAAAGTAAATAGTCAAATAATTTCATTTATTTCTCTTCATAAAATAAATGAAACTTTGTAAAACAAGTTGTGCATTGTCTTTTGTATTCTTAATTTCCATGTTGTATTTCAATGTATGGAAAATGGGGTCAAACATGAAAGTAATCAAAGATTTCGAGTCATTAATGGATAAAAAACAACAAATCACATATGACTATATAAAGAATGAACGTAAATCAATATATTTTACTGGCTACATACTAGGTTTTGCCTTCTCTTTAGCATTAATTATCTATAATAATCGCAAAGGTTCAGCAAAATTATCAAAAATGAATATGTTATGTATTATTTTTGCAGTTAGTTTTATTACAAATTATCTCTTCTATATGCTATCTCCAAAAACAACTTATATGATATTGCATTTATATAATCAAGAACAAAGAGAAAAATGGGTAGAAGTATACAAAACATTCCAAACAAATTATCATTTTGGTTTCGTATTAGGCATTGTTGCGTTGTTGTTTTTGACGAATGGACTTTGTCAATAAGCAAGGCTCGGCAATTTGGATCCAGTTAGTTGAATTATATGTTCCTATTTCTTTTCGTAAAGCGCGAGTAAGTTCATTCTTCCAAGGTGTCTTTTTAAATCGAGTACTTGGTT